TTCTAAATGCTTGCTTGGGTTACTTAACACCGCCATACCTTGCCCGACTTTCTTAACAGGCAAACCAGCATCATGCAATCGTGCAACCAATGATGCGGCATCATTACGCAATTTAACAATGGTGCTACTGTTGGGCCAAATCCGTTTCTGACTGCTGGCGATAAAGCGTTAAGTCGTGCGGTTGTGCTGATGAACGAATTGGGCTTAACGCCTCGCGGTCGGCTTGCTACCAATAAGCAAGAAGGCGGCAAATATTCAAAACTGCTTAGTGGCCCATGAATTACGAAGATGGCATTTTGTATGCCGTTGATGTAGTTAAGGGGACAATCCCTGTTTGCCGAAATGTGCGTTTGGCTTGTCAACGGTTTTTAAATCAACTGGAAGATAAAGCGTGGGCATGGGAATTCCATGTTGACTATGTAACGCACTTCTTAGAATTTGCATCTACGCTGAAACATACCAAAGGCCCAGACGCTGGTCAGCCACTTGTACTTGAACCGTTCCAGATTTTTATTGTGTGTGCCATTTATGGGTTTCGCAGTAAGTTAGACCCAAAGACACGCATGGTCACCGATGTGATTGTGTTTATTCCGCGCAAGGCGGGTAAATCCACGCTGACAGCAGTCATTGCTTTGTACGAATTAAACTGGGGTGAAGCTGGCGCGGAAGTTTACACATTGGCAACCACACGCGAACAAGCAAGCATTGTGTTTGATGCCGCCAAAGGCTTCGTGGAAAATATGCCGCACGATGTTGCACAGCTTTACACAGTCCACCGGAATCAAATTAACAAAGCTGGCGACAGCCAAACCAAATTCAAAGCGTTAAGCCGAGACACTAAAAAGTCAGGCGATGGCATGAATCCATCATGTACCATTATTGATGAAGCCGCGCAAATTGTGGACAGAAACGCCATTGAGGTTTTGCATTCAGGTATGGTGGCGCGGAAGAATCCATTGCGGATTTATATTACCACTGCAAGTTTTACAAAAGACACTAAGTTTTTTGAAGATATGCAAATGTTGGAAAATATGCTGTCAGGCGAAGCAAACGATAACCCGCGCTGGTTTGGCTTGCTGTATAGCCTTGACCTTGGTGATGATTGGCGCGACCCAAAGACATGGGCAAAGGCAAATCCCATGCACGGCATCAGCGTATATGAAGAAGCCATTGCAGACCGTGCGGAACAAGCGAAGCACAAGCCAGCGGCACTAAATGAATTTCTTTGCAAGACACTTAATATTTATGTAAGCGCAAACTCTGCTTGGCTTGACCGCGATTATTGGGATGATGACCGCGCAAAGGTTAAAGAACAACGCGAACCCGAATCCGTATATATAGGTTTTGACTTGGCGGCAACCCGCGACTTGAATGCAGTTTGTACGCTGAAGCGTTTTTCCGAGGATGACTATGAAGCAGAGTTTAAATTCTTTTTGCCTGAAGATGGCTTAAATCTGATTCCCAAACATTACATGGATATTTTCCGTGTGGCAGTCAATAGCGGCATATTGCACATCACAGAGGGCAATGTGATGGATGACCGAGAAATCAGCAACTACATCATTGAGCAAGCATCCAAATACGATGTTAAGGAAATTGGCTTTGATGCCTACAATGCCGCATCATTGGTTGCACGATTGCATGATGCTGGTCTGCCTGTTAAGAAAGTCGGGCAAGGTATGGCGGTGTTAAGTAACCCAAGTAAGCATTTGGAAAAATTAATTTTGAATTATTCTGTTAAGCACAATGGCAATCCATTTGTTGGTTGGCAACTTGGCAATTGCGAGGTGTATACAGATGTCAATGGAAATGTTAAAGTGCGAAAAAATGAAAACGACAAAAGCGCAAAGGTCGATGGCATAATTTCCCTCATCATTGCAATGCACTGTTCACTGGACAACCCGACAATGAGTGGTTTTGGTTTCCGCACTTTCTAAAGGTGAAACATGGGAATATTTGATAAATTCATTGGAAAAACAAAAGATTCCAAAGAAGCAAACACACTTTTTGGACAGACCGCATTAGGCAATAACATTGTCTACCAGGGCAACAATAAAAATCCGACAGTAAACACGCAGATTCTGTATGTCACAACTGGCAGTACAACCAATGCTGGTCGCCCTGTTGATACCTCACTTTTAACCCGCAATAGCACTGTGATGTCGTGTGTTGGCGTAAAAGCAAGGGCTATTTCTCAATTGCCAATTAACATTATGGCAATGGGCGAAGATGGCAAATATGTAAATGCACTGACTGACCCGAATGTCGGTGTGCGGGACAAAATCAAAGCCAAGCAAGTTTATTCATTGCTGACCACGCCAAACAATTTCCAAAGCCAATACGAATATTGGTATCAGTGGATGATGTGGCATGAATTGCTTGGTGAGGCATTTACGCTGTGGTGGAGAAAAGACCAATCCGACCCAAGTCAAACACCGCTGGAAATGTATGAATTGGACAGCACACTTATTGCTGTGACCATTACGCCCACGCGATACCCAAGTTATCGCCTGTCAACGCCAAGCTACGGCTTTAACAAAGATGAACCGCTTTCCGCGCATCAGGTCATGCACTGCAAGGATATGGCATGGCAAGGTTCAGCTGGTTTTAACAAGGGCATATTGGCGGCTGAATTGGTTGGCTTAGACCAAGACATTGACCTGTATGCCAATTATGTGATGCTGAATGGGGCAAAGCCCAGCGGTATGTTTATTACCGACAATGTGATTCCTGATGCCAAATATAAAGAGATTGCCGCACGATTAAAAGAAGCATGGTCTAGCATGGTGGGCAGTCAGCAGACGGACAAGAGCAAGCCGGGTCAGGGAATGCTACTTGACCAAGGCATGAAGTACGAACCGCTAAAAATGTTAAGTTTGCAAGATGCTGATTTAGCAAATCTGAAGATGCAAACAATGAAACGCATTTGCGGATTGTATGGTGTACCGCCAGCGATGTTGCATATTGGCGACCAAAAATATAACAACACGCAAACAATGCTGGATGAGTTTTACAAATCCACCATGTACCCGATTATTGTTAATGTCCAGCAAAAGCTCAAAGCATCGCTGTTTAAAGGTTATCCGAATTTGTGCGTGGAGTTTGACACACAGGATTTCTTAAAAGGCGCACCGCTTGACCAAATGAATTACGCGGTGGCTGGTGTTAATGCTGGAATAATGACGCAAAATGAGGCGCGGGAATACTTGGGCAAAGCGCACATGGATGGCGCGGACGCGCTAAAAGAAAGTGGCAAATCTGAACCAATCGCTGGCACAAGCGCACAAGATACTGGTGGCGGTGGCGGCAACCAAACGCGAAAAATGAACATTGGCAAATAAAATGACTATCATTTTTCAAAAAGTGGTAGGATATTTGCAAGATTACAAACCTAGAGGAAAGCCGCCTCGCGGCAGACCACCCAAAACAATACAAGACATTGACCGAACAAAAGTCGATGAGGTAATTCATGACAAAAAACTTGATGATGGTATGCGAAGCCAAGCTGGTCATGGAAGCGCAAAGCGCAGACAAAGAACCAACTGGGAAGATTGAAGCCCGTGTTACTACATGGGGTGCAAGAGAAGGCGCAGATGGTCGCAAGTTCAACTATCAGCCTGAAGGTTTTATGGATTGGGCAAAAACATTTAGCGCAGAAGGCAAGCCACTGCCAATGTTTTTAAATCATGCCGCTGATTCAATGCCTGTTGGCGAATGGACACAATTTGATTTTGATGATGAAGGCATGACTGCTTCAGGTCGTCTTTACATGAATACAAGTGCTGGCTCTGATTTGTACCAAATTATGAAAGAATCGCCAATGATGTTTGGTGGTGTTTCTGTTGGCGCATACGCTGAAGAATACCAATATGTCAAAGAAGATGGCACACCAATGACTATTGGTAGTGATGACCCATATAACGATGGATATTTTCAAATCACTAAAGGCGGCTTGCGTGAAGTCAGCGTTGTGATGTATCCAAACAATCCAATGGCAGAAGTACACAAGCTGGAATATTTCCGCGATGATGGCTCTGCTAATTTAAAGAATTTGGAAAAGGCTCTGCGCGAAGCTGGGATTTCCAAAAAAGATGCGGTCACTTCCGCATCTGTCTTCAAGAAGGTTTTGGAACAGCGCGATGTTGTCCAAGTCCCGATTGAAAATGCGCCACAACAGAGTGAGTCCGATGTGGATGTGACCGAAGCTGACATACTCAAAGCACTTGAAATGCGCGAGTTGTCAAAAACCCTAGATAAACGACTGAAAGGTTAATCATGTCCCAAGCAATCATTGAGAAGCTGGACGCTATCGAAGCCAAACAAATCGAAGCGGTATCAGCAGTAGAAGCAAAAATCCCTGAAGCTGTTGAAGCTGTTAAAGCTGAAATGGCAGAAAAGATTTCTGCATTGGAAGCAAAAATCGCTAGTGTGCAAGCACCAGCAATCATTCGCGCCCCACACAAAACTGTGCGTGGTGATGTGAATCGTGCTGTGCGTGAGCAAATTTCTGCTTACTACAAAGGCGGTCGCCAGCAAGAAAAAGAATTGAAGATGTTTGAAGATGCTGGTCAGTATGACGCATACTTGCAAGAAGCCTCAGCATTGACCGCTGGCGGTAACAACCAAGGTGGTCGTACAGGCTATGACCCTGTGTTTGTTGCTCTGCGTTTGGCTAACCCCATGCGCGGTGTGTCACGCACAGTTGCAACCGATGGTTCTTCTTATCAATTCCGAGTCAAGACAGGTAACGCTGGTGCGGCTTGGGGATACACCATCCAAAACAACGGTGCAACAACCACTGAAGACACAAGCATTTGGCAATTGGTTTTGCAAGATTTGAATGTGCAATTCCCAATCCGTACAGCCGCGCTGGATGACATTGATGGTTTGGAAGGCAATGTGGTTGACGATATGTTGGCAGAATTTGCGCAAAGCGAAGCCCTGTCAATGGTTCAGAATAACGACCAAGCCGCACAATCAGCATCTAACCCTTACGGCGGTACAAACGGCTTGCGTGGTCTTGACCAATACGCTGGCGCGAATGCTACCTACACAGGCGGCACAGCATCAACAGCGGCATTTGGTACAAGCGGCACAGGCTCAACCACAGGCTTGCACAGCTTGGCTACCTATGACCAATTGACTTCAAACGTCAATACTGTTGGCTTGAACAACATTGCTTACAAAGATGTGATTAACTTCATGTATTCTTTGCCACAGCAATATTGGACAGCAGATGCCAAGTTCATGGTTAACCCCATCCTTGCTCAAGCAATCCGTGGTCTGCAAGACACCAATGGTCGCCCAATCTTCAATTCAATGGAATCATTGAACCCAGATGGCATCATCGGTCAAATGCTTGGCTTTGATGTTGTGATTAACAAATACTTGGACAACCCATTCCAAGGCACAACAGGCTCGGCTGGCACTAACAGCTTGTACCCCATGTACTTTGCTGACTGGTCACGCTTCCACACCATTGTTGACCGCTTGAACATGGTGATGCGTAGATACGACCAAACCGCACCGGGCTTTATCACTTTCTACGGTGAGAAACGCTTGGCTACATCTGTGCGTGACCCGAACGCTGGCGTGCGCTATCGTTCGACTGGCACATCAACCTAATAGTTGCCGTTGGGTGGGGGCTAAAAACCTCCACCCTTTTTTTAGCAACCTTTTTTTGGAATGACCATGAGCATCACTGAACGAATCCTTACTGGTATTAAGCAAACGATTGAAACAGGCGATAGAGTCAAGATTGACTTGAGTGAAGCGTCTGCGATTACAGGGTCAGGAAACAATGTCGGTGGTCGTACCCACTTTGATGATGCTTTTGCCGCATTGCGTTATGCAAACCCATTTCGCCAAGGCTCACGCCAAATTAAAGCATCAGGCTCAAGCGTACAATTTGTAGCAAAGACAGGTAATGCCGCATCGTCTACAAACCCTTGGACATACACATTCACACCTAATACTGGTTCGCCAAACATTGATACAAGCATTTGGCAACTGCCAACCCGCGTGATTGTCGCGCAACTTCCAATTCGCACCGCAGTTATGTCGGATGTTAATTATTTAAATGAAACACTTGTTGAAGATTTGATGCTAGAGTTTTCACAACTTGAAGCCGCATCAATGGCAAACAACAATGACCAAGCTGGTTCAACAACAACTACTACTGGTAGCACAAACGGCTTGCGCGGTTTAAATTATTACCTTGGCGCGTCAGGTGCTACATCAGCATACGGCACAAGCGGCACAGCAATCACAAATGGCATCCACACAATTGCCACTGTTGGTTCAACTATTAATGGTCTTGAGCCTGAAACCATAACAGCTATGGCTAACGCTTTGCCATCGCAATATTGGTCAATGCCCAGCACGGCATGGCATATGCACCCAAGCCTGATTGCTTTGTTGCGTAATTATCATCATGGTGCATCAGGTGGCGTTGGATTTATTGAAGTTGGTGGCAGTGATGCGGGTGCATTAGTTCATGTGTTTGGTTTCCCTGTTATCCCAAATCCGTATTTGGACGCATGGACAACCACAGGCAATATCTCTGCTTATTTGGCAAATTGGAATCGCTTTTTGACCATTGCTGATGTGGAAGAAATGACTGTGCAAGCGATGGAACAAACCTCGCCCGGCTTTATTACCCTATACGCAGAAAAGAGGCTTGTTAGTTCTGTGCGCGACCCATTTGCTGGCGTACGTTTGATTGCGACCTAACCATGTCTGTTGACCAACTTGGCTATTTAAACCTTGGTGCGCCTACCCGCAATCCGTTTAACTATGAAAAGTTTGAACAGATTGCGCGGGATAACGCAACCGCATGGCTGACGCTTGCCGAGATTCGCCAACAGTTAAATTTATTTGATGACACCAGTCAAGACACATATCTGAGCAGTTTGGAATTGGCGACACGCCAAGCAATTGAAGACTATTTGGGCATGAGTATTTTTGCCACAAGCTATCGTGTGTACTACAACGCAACAAGTTTGTATGGCACGCCTTTGTCTTTAGACTTGCCTGAAGTGTCACAAAACAATTCCACACCAGCAAGCGGAGTGACCATCACAAATGTTAAATATTTTAATGATGCAACACCGCCTGTTTTAACGACTGTTTCATCATCGACATACTACTACGACAACTCAGGCAATAAAGTGGTCTTGCAGACGCTTCCAAGCGATTTAAACAGCAACATGACCAGCCCAGTGTCTTGTGAGTATGTCAGCCCTGTAAACCCTATTGCGCTGTACCCAGTAGTTAAGCAAGCTGGCTTGCTGTTGTTGACGCATTTATATAACCATCGCAGTGACACAACCGATGGCAATTCCAAGCCTATTCCGTTTGGGGTCGCTACCCTTTTGCGCCCATATAAACCTTTGGTGATGTACATGGTAGCGCGGTATGAAAACATCGCAGTAAAAACATTGTCATTTTCCAAAAGTGATTTTGGTGAACAAAGCACAACGCAAACCCTGTGGTTTCAAACTCGCGCAACTATTGCTGATGTGTCAAACAATGTACGCATATCTGACAAATACAGGGTTTACTCTGACATTGTGCAAATGACTGTTAACTACACGCCAAACATAAAATTGATTGTTGACAATCAAAACGCATATTCAATAACTTGGCGCGGGTACGATTGGCGCATTGACAATGTGCGTGAAACAAATGACAGACAGTTTGCCCAAATGACCTGTGTGCGTAATGACCCTGTGGTGGCTGTCTAATGGCTACACAACAGAATCCCGTCCAGTACGCCAAGGCGATTCAATTCCAATTGCAAAGCATAGTCACACCTGTGCCTGTGTACGCAACCTTTAACCGAAACTTTGCTATCGAACCAAAGTTCATAACATGGATGTTAAGAAATGTTCACCAAGAAGTTTTTACTGGACAAACTCAATCAAATAAAAGCATTGACCGCCCAGTTTTTCAAATCAGTATTTTCACGCAAGTCATAGAAGATGGTTTCACAATTTCCAATCAAATACTACAATCCTTGCATGGATATAGTGGTTTGTTTGGAGGCGTGACTAATGGGTTTTGGATTGCCAAAGCTGATGTGCAATGGTTGTACAACAGCTATGACAATGAAGACAAATTGGGGCAAGTCTTCTTAGACTGCACTTTGGATATTCCAACATAAGACAAGTTCAGCAACGAATCGGAAGGAAACGAAATGCCTTTACCAACGAAAGTCTTACCGGGCTTTGTCGCCTCGCTGTATGTTCAGCCAAGCGCGACACCCACACCATTGACCACCGCACAACTATCGTTGATTGCAAGCGTTTCTCCGCTTACTATCAGCGGCAATTTGTTGCAAGTGGAAGCAGTACCCGCATTCGGTCAGGACGATGCAGTTGCTAGTTTTATGGTCGCTGGCTCGCGTCAATCGGACAAAATCCCGACACAAAGCGCACCCACTAGCATGACGATTACTGTGGCTTGGAATCCAAGCGATTCAGTATTGTTGCTGGTGCGTGGTGATGCCTACTCAGGGCTTGTAGACCGCACATATATTGTTCAGGCTACCGATGGCACAGGAACAATTAATTACGCCTTTAATGCTCGCGTAGGGCAGTTCCAGATTGATGCCCAGCCGGGCGCAGAAGCAAAAGCAATTTTTACTCTGCACCCTCGCGGCAATCAGTATGGTTGGACAAACACGGCTTAATCAGGAGAAACAAAAATGGCATTACCCTCAAAAGTCCTACCCGGCTTTGTTGCATCATTTTGGATGCAGACATCAGCCGCACCGTTCAGCACAGCAAACTTGGGTGTGTGGACAGCTTCAGTTGCAACCATTGTCGGCACAAGTGCTGGCGGTACAGGCGCATCAGGCACAGCATTAGCCACCATTGAATCAGTCCCAGCGTTTGGTCAAGATGACGCAGTGGCAAGTTTCATGGTCGCTGGTTCACGCCAAAGCGACAAAATCCCAACGCAATCCGCACCGACTTCCATGACCATCACTGCGGCATGGAATCCCTCTGATGCTGGTTTGTTGTTGATTCGTGCTGACGCATATTCAGGTCTTGTTGACCGCACTTATGTCGTGGCGGCTTACGATGGAACGAATACTGTGGCTTATGCTTTTAATGGTCGTGTGGGTCAGTTTCAAATTGACGCACAACCCGGTGCTGAAGCCAAGTGTGTATTTACCATCCATCCTCGCGGCAATCAGTACGGCTGGAGTAATTCCTAATGAAAGTCGCTGACGCTGTTGAAGTGTTGGCGACCACCCACCAATCCCTTGACGCAGTGGCGCGCGGGTTGGAGGTGAAAGCCAATGAGGTCGCTACGGCACTTGCCAAAGCAAAGCCTGACACAGTGGAGTTTGTTTGTTTAACAATACTTGCACGATACAACCCAGTTGCCGCAACAATTGAACCAGAAGAATAAACATGACAGACACGACAATACAAAACACGGCAGACTTATTAGGTTTCTTGGTTCAGCAATCTGAAACTCGCAAAGATTGGTTTGGCTTTACGCAACAGAAGATGACAGCCGTTAGTCTCGCGCATGAAATTGCGGCTCGCCATGCTGACACAATGACACCTGAACAAGTGGTGGAGTACGCCAAAGAATTAAACGAATTGCTTTTCCACCGCCTAATAAAGCCCGGCGCATGGAGAATTTGAAATGGCAAAAATTGGATTCAAAGTAGAAGGTTTGCAAAACCTTTTGCAGAGTTTTGATGACATTGCAAAAGAAATTGGCGATAAAAAAGCCAACAGCAAGATACTTGTGCCAGCGGTGCGTGAGGCTATGCAACCAACATTGTTAAAAGCAAGGCAATTAGCACCCATAGATACAGGCGCATTAACTGCACACTTACAAGTTGAAGCAAGGCGACCCAATAGACGCGACAAGCGTTCTAAATATATTAATGCCTCTGACAATGTGATTGCTTTGGTCACAACAAAAGCATTTCCCAAAAAACTAAAAAAACAATTTAACGCAGAAAATCAAAATTTGACTTCAGCAGAAAGGTCAAAGAAATTTAAGGCGTTTGTTGTTGAAAGTGGTTTTATGTACGATGCTCGCGCCATAGCCCAAGAGTTTGGCACAGCACGAATGAAAAACCACAAGCCATTTATGCGCCCAGCACTTGAAGCGGCAAGCCCTGAAGTGTTAAGGAAATTAACCTATGGCTTGGCGCGTAGGATTGACAGCTACAAAACAAAATATTAACAGGAGAAAATATGACACGATTTGCAGATGCACTCGGTGCAAAGTACCAACAAAACAGAGAAAACATCTTTACCCGAAGATTTGAATTGGGCGGTCACACATTCAAGGTCAGAATTCCTTATGTAAATGAATCCGATGAAATCTATAAACGCATTAATGAACCTGATGAAGCAAAAGTAGCAGAAGCGTATAAGCAGATGACCGACCCGTTAATGGCATTGAAAGACCAAGACGCTGGTTTTACCTTTACTGATGACGATGTGCTGATTGAAGGGCGTTCGTTAAAAGAAGCGGCAAAGCAAAAAATCCAAGTAGAAATTAAGATAACTGAATTTGTTAAGTTGCTTGTACCTGAAGTAGAAGGTGCAACGCTGGATGACTTAACTTATGAAGAAATTGAAGCCGAGTTTCCGATGGCGGTGCAAATGCAATTGGTTGAAAAGATTGCTGAAGCTATTAGTCCGACATACAAGGAAACAAAGGGAAACTGATTGGCTCATTGAAAAGTCAAGTCATCACCGCGATGATTTTCAATGGGCATACACATGAAACAATAGCGGAACTGGATGGGGTCACAATGGCGCAATTGCAAACTATGTATGGTGATGGATTGGTTGGCAATCAAGGCTTGCTTAATGTGCTGGGAGTGCTGACCAATGGAGTGTTTAATTACATGAGGGCGGCTGGTTCAAGCCCTTATAAACTAGCCAACATTCTAGGTAATGCGTATGATTACCTATATCCACCGCTGACTGAAGAACAAAAAAGACAGCAAGCTAATGACCAGTTGCTGGCATTTATGAGTCAAGCACCGGGGTTTTCCAAAGAAAGATTCGGGGTAAAAGATGGCAAATAATGTCGGTCGATTAGGCGTTGTCCTTGGGTTAAACACAGCCGAATTTACTGCTGGCATTGAAAACGCTGGAAAAAAATTAGAGAATTTTGCAAATTCTGCGGCTCAATACTCAAAGTATGCCGCTACTGCAATGATGGCAATGTCATTTGCCGCACTTAAATTAGCAGATGATATTTCCGATGTTGCACAAGCCAACGATGTAGCAATTGATACTGTCGTCAAACTTAGGGCGGCACTAGATGCAAGCGGTGGCTCGGCTGACAAAGCTGGCGTTTTGTTGTCATCATTTACAAAATTTATTGACACTGCGGCTGATGGTTCATTTGAAGCACAAAAAGCATTTAAGGCTGTCGGTGTTTCCTTAAAAGACATTGGCTCAATGACGCAAGAACAGTTACTGAGCAAAGTGCTGTCTGGTCTTGAGAAAATGGAAGACACAGTTACACGCAATGCAAGAGCAATGGACTTCTTTTCCAAAGCGGCAAAAGGCGTAGATTTTACAAATTTAAATAAAGAAATTCAAGACAATGCCACTCTTGCAGAACAGCAAGCGAAAGCAATTAAAGATGCCGCAGATGCTTATGATGCATTTGCAAAAATTGGAAGTAAATTTAATGTAATGTTGGCAAGTGAAATTGGCCCGACATTAAAAACAACAATTCAATATTTTGGAAATTTAAAAGAAGTTTTTGATTTAGTTGGCGCGGCATTTAAAGTAACTTTTCAAACAGTGGCAATTGTTGGCGCAAATGTTATTTTTGTTGTTAAGGGAATTGCTTTAGAAATTGAAGCAATGTACGATTTTGTAAACAACTTGGTTACCAAGGGTTTAGCTACTGCTATTGCAAAAAATGATGAATATGTAAAACGCACAATTCAAGCGCGAAAAGAGTTAGACGATTTTGAACGCAGAATCATGGGTAGCGGTGGCGATATGCGTACCGACATTTATCCTAAAGTTGGTAGACCTAAAGATGGCGGCGAACAATTACGCAATACAACTGTTGGCGTTGATTCAAAACTGAATGCACGACTTGCCGCAGAAGCAAAAATGCTGAATGAATCAAATCTAGCCGTAGTTAATCTTATGAAGTCATACGAAGACTTTGGCGACAAAATAATAAATATAAAAGAAGAAGAAAGAAAAGCAATGTCGGCAAGGGCTGACGCTGAACAAAAAGCCGCTTATCAAGCAAACGAAATAATTGTTAATTTACAAAAACGCAGTGTTTTAGATAAAGAACAATTAGACAGAGAAAGAGAAATTTTTTTATTGCGTAAAGATAATAAAAATTTAAATAATACAGAGTTGGAATATGCTCAAAAAATACTTGAAATTCGTAATAAATACGCAGATGAAGAACGCAATATAAATGAACAATTAAGACAAGGTACGCAAGAACATAATGCCGCATTAGAACGCAACAACGAATTGCGCCAGCGTTCTATTGAGCAAGCAAAAGAACAACTAATGGAAATTCGCAAACAAACAGAAGGCACAATAACGCAAGGCGTACAAAAAGGTTTTGATGAATACATTAAAAACTTACCAAGCCAATTTGAAGTTGGTAGGCGTGGCTTTGTATCTTTAATGGGTAGTATGGAAAACGCTGTTGAACAATTTGTTAGAACAGGCAAATTTAATTTTGGAGATTTTACGCGCAGTGTCATTATGGACATGATGGTTATTCAAGCTAAAGCAAGCGCAATGAACATGATGCGTGGATTAGGAAATATTTTTGGTTTTGGTTCGCCAAGCGTAGATTTAAGTTATGGTGGCGAAACTTTTGGTGCAGTTAAAACAAGTGGATTTGCCGATGGCGGAGACCCACCAGTGGGTCGGGCTTCTATTGTTGGTGAACGAGGCCCAGAATTATTTGTTCCACGCACCGCTGGCACTATCATTCCAAACAATCAACTTGCAAACGCAATGGGTGGCGGTCAGACTGTTAACTACAATGGGCCATATATTGCAAACATGAGTGCAATTGATACCCAAACAGGCGTACAGTTCTTGGCAAAGAATAAGCAAACCATTTGGGCATCGTACCAATCGGCTAATCGTTCAGTTCCAGTATCGAGGTAAAAAATGAGTCTACAAAGCATCCTCGCCATAACTGAAAGTGTCAGCATCAATGACCATAAATTTGCTGGTCAGATGTTGTCTCGCAATATGCGTATCAGCACATCAGAAATTCTAACTGTTCAGCCGTTTCAATTTACGATGAAACCGATGGGCTATTTGCAGTACAGCACTAATCGGTCGCTGTTGTCTGCATTGCGTACTGCTGACAGAATCACTGAGCAATATCTTAACTTTGGCACAACTGGCTGGCTTAACTACATTACCTACCAAGGCGATATGTCCAGCGTACAGGCAAATGCCACAACAATTGAGACAGCAACCACAGGCATGAATATTGTGCTGGGTACTTTGCCATCAATCAGTTCAGCTTTATACATAGTCAAGACAGGCGACTTCATTCAGATTGACCGATATGCCTACATTGCCACAGCAAGCGTTCAGCGTGGTGGTGGGTCAACTGTGACCATCCCAGTGCATCGAACAGTGATGACCACAGTAGCAAGCCCATTACCCGCTGTGATAGGGCAATACGGCACGACAACCAGCTTGGGCGGGTCAACCTATACAGGCATTACTTTTCCTGTTGTATTGCGTGATTACCCATCCTATACGCTTGTTCCAATGACCAATGATTCGTTTATTTCTTGGGATGGTGACTTCATGGCAATGGAGGTTGTGCTATGAATGTAATCACCCCAGTCGTAGGCACAAACACAATCCGCTATGCTGACTTTGTACGCATCACAACCAATTCTGCAACTTACTTATTTTCTACTGCACCCACCGCCATAACTGTTTCAGCCGTTGACGCAAATCCATTTACAGGGTTAAGTCAATTGGTCAGCATTGGTTCGGCAACGCGAGACATTAAAAGCACCGCAAACGAAACCACTGTGACGCTGGTAGGCATTGACACCGCCATGCTTTCATTGGTTCTTGGCGCGGGTATTAAAG